CACGCGGATAATCCTCCTCAAGCGAGCAGATCTTGTGGCACATCGGATCGCTCGTCGGCCGGTCGTTCGGGATGCGTACCGCGTCCACGCGATAGGTGCGGGTCTCGCTCGCGACAGTGACCGTCAAGATGTCTTCCGGCTGCACGTCCACCGCACCCAGGCAGTAGAGCGTCGCCGGGTTGCGGAGGTTCTCGCGACCGTAGCGGAGCCCTACGGCACCGCCGCCGACCTGTAGGTAGCCGGTGATCGCCGAGGTCGTCGTGCCGGCCGTCGTGCTCTGCGCGGCACCGCCGCTCACGTCGCGGATCCAGACGGGCCGCTGCCTCGCGAGCGTCCGGCCGTAGGACGAGATGAGCGCGTCGATGCTCACCGGATACGAGTCCTCGAGCCCAGCCGGGACCGGATCAGGTCGAGAGCGGCGGTCGCCTGACCGAGGCTGTACGAGTAGTCGCCGAGGCTCTCCGACTGCACGCCGCGATCTCGCTTGCGGTCCCGGTACATCTGGGCCGCCACCTCAAGACACACCTGCTCGATGTCATATGGCACTGTCGAAAGACCGCCGTTGTAGGCCACTAGCACGGACATCGGCGATGCCGGGAACTCCGTAATCCAGTGATCGCTCGGGAATGTGTCTCGCACGAAAGAGATGATGCCCGACTCGGCGTTGACCCGAAGGTCGGCCGACGTGTCCCATGCTGCGGTCAGGTAACCGGTCGTGTCCTTGACGTTGATGCCTGCTCGCGGATGAAGCTGGTAGGCGTCGTAGTTCCTTACAGCCGTGGCCGAAAACCCGGTCATGCCGTTGATGTGATCCGCAAGTTCCTCGGTCGTCTGGTGACCTGCGAATCCTGCCGTAGTCACTTGCGAGGAGCCGCTTTCGGTCAGGCGAAAGAGACGAATGTTCGTCGTCGTCACCTCGACAGTCGCGAGCACGTCGGTGGAGATCGTGCTTCGCACCTCGATCGCGTTGTTAGAACCGAACGCCACGTACTTGACGTGATTGATCGGCCTCGTCCTGACACCGATCTCGTCGGTACGTTCCGAGTCGTGCCATTCATAGAGGTCGCGTGCCTTGATGACTCGACCCAGCACGTTCTCGATCTGCACCGACGCGGCGTCGATCGAGGCTTCCAGCAGGCTGGTATCCGTGCCGGCCGTGACGCCCAGATAGGTCTCCAACTTGGCAAGCGTGGTCAGACTGTTCGGATCGACTGCCATTCAAGACCTCGCGTAGTCCGGCCGTCCCTCGGTCACGTACTTCGAATGATACTGGTGCCGTGCGGCGAGCCTCTGGTCCGGCCAAGTCACCATGACCTGAATGTGACCGATGCGGACTCGGTTCGCCTGCCAGACCTTGAAGCCGGTTCGCTTCCACTGGCGCCAGAACTGGATGTCGTCGTCGATGCGACCCTCGCCCCAAGTGCCGTCCGATGCCGGCGACCCGTGGAACCACGGCTTCGGCAGGTTGCGGAGCGCATCGGCTCGGACGAGCGTAAGGCCGAAGTGTGCGGTCGCGACCTCGATCGCGTCGGCCGTGATCTCCTCAAGCGTGAGCGAGTTCCGGGCGTTCCCTTCGGCATCCTCGCAGGTGATCAGGACCGTATCGCGCTCGCGTCCGATCTGCATCGCGGCCACCGCGTCGAGGTTCTTCCGGGTCGCCAACCGGTACAGGTCGATGACATCCTGCTTCTCGAAGATCGAGTCGTAGTCGAGCGTGAGCACCCATTCGCAACTCGGCTTTGCGATCGCCTCGGACATGAGCCGCGCGAGACACTGACCCCAGAAGGCGCCGGTGTGCTTCGTGATGTTGATCTTCAGCGGTATAAGCGCCGCAATAGCGCAGAACATGTTCTCAGTCCACGCGAGCCGCGGCATCGAGACGAGCGCTTCGACGTTCCGGAGTTCGGTGATGGCCGGGATCTTGACCGCTTCGAGGCTGACCGCGGTCGGATCTTCGCCGGCCTTCCACGGCCGCACGTCGTCGAGGCCTGCGGCCTTCATCGTGTCGCCGAGTTTCTGCCGGTTCCAGATCGAGCCGTGTTCGCCGGCCTTGCCGAGGAGCCGCTCCTCGACGTCTGTCGACGTCCCGCCCTTGTAGGCGTCGATGAGCCGGTCAAAGTCCGGGACGCTTACGCGGAGTTCTCCGCCTTCCCTGAGTTTCGCCGCGAGTTTGGCGACCGCCTCGGTTGCGCCGCCGCCGACGAACCTGGCGAGATCGTCCTTGACCTCGATCGAATCACACGATCCGTCCGCATACGGAAGCGCCATCGCCTCCTCGGCCTTGTGGTCCCGGAACGTGCCGCCGTGCCAAACCGTGATGGACATGCCTGTTTCCCTCGAAGTGAACAGGGCCGGCTCCACGCGGAACCGGCCCTGCCCGACCCGTGTGACCGGATGGTATCAGCGGATGACGCTGATGGCAGCGCCGTTGCTCGCGGACTTCGCCTCGGCCAGGTTGTCGAGGATGCAGAGAGCCTGCACCTTCACGGCGTTGGTCGCGCTGGAGCTCTTCCGCACGCCGATCCGGAGGTACCGCTTGCGGCCTCCGAGTTGCGTCGAGAAGAACGCCACGGGAGCGACCGCGGCGGCAGTAACGTCGCCGGCACTGGTCGCCGCGCTGACGCCGGTCGAGGTGAAGGTGAGCCCGGTGATCGCGGCGAAACCGGTCGTGCCGGTCACGTCGGAATCCTCGAGCTGAACGGCAACGAGACCGTGCGTGCCGGTCGCGTTGGTGGCCTCGATGTGGACGAGGAAGGTCGCCGACTCGGCGCCGGCAACGTCGATCCGAGGACCGTAGGTAAGTGGTGACGGTGGTGGCGGTCGCGTTGAGCGCCACGAAGGTCTTGATGTTCTGACTGGGAACCATGTTCGTTTAATCCTTTCGGCAGGGCCGGCCCGAAGGCCGGCCCCGCCTTCAGAGGGAAGAGCGTGAATCAGGACGTGGTGTAAAGACCAACGATCGGACCAGCGTCCGTCGTGTCGCCGACGTTGGCGACGTTGATGTCGAACCGCTCGGTACCGCGGACCGCGATCTCGTCCTGCTCGAACGCGTTGAGCGCCGAGTCAGAGAACGCGATCGAGGTCTGACGACGGTCGCCGAAGTACGCGGCCATCGAAAGGTCGCCGAACAGAAGCGAAATCTGGGCACCGGTCGTACGAGGCATGGCCTGGGTGAACTCGACCGGATATCCGAAGAACACCGGAGAGGCCGATCCGTCCTTGATGTCGCGAGCGGTGACGCCGCCAGCGGCATAAGCAAGACGCTCCATCACGCCGTGATAGAACGCCTTCGAGCAATAGAACTTGCAGGACGGCGAATCCGCGTAGGCCGGAAGGAGCGCCATGAGGCTGTTGATGTTTGCGACGGTCGTCGCTCCCCAGTTGCCGGAGGCGTCCTGAATGCCTTTCACGTTGGAGCGGGTGCCATCGACATTGAGCAGAGCCTGAGCGACGCCGATGATGCCGCCGAAGGTCGAGGTGCCGGTCCCGGTGAAGCCGCACTCGTCCTCCTTCAGCGAGAACGCGTACGCGATTTCGTTCGCGATGTCGTCGCCGAGGTTGACGATGGCGTCCTCGTTCAGCTCGTTCGAGGCCGTGGTCAGGACCATGAACTTCTTCGCGACGAGGTTGACCTGCTCGAAGACCTGCTCGGACTCGGTGCCGGCGGCAGCCTCGCCGATCGCGTAGGCGGTGAGCGTCGACTTGCGGCGCGGCATGCGCTTTGTGTCGGTGCTCATCGGCACGATACGGGCGTTCCGGCGGAAGACGCCGTAGCGCTCGCGGAGCGAGATGAGCGACGACTCGAACTCCTCGGGAACGAGGAATCCGCCGGCGCTGTTGATGTTTTCCTGGTGGCCCTTGGTGACGAGGCCGTTCGCAGAGCACCAGTCGATGCTCTTGCGGTGGCCGCGAGCGGCCATGATGAAGCGACCGAAGCGGTACGCCTCGTCGTTGCTGGCAAGGTACTTGGCCTTGCCGGTGATCTTGTAGGTGTCGGTGCTGGTGATGTTCGGCATGGTGTTGACTGCCTTCAGTTCCGCGGCGATGGCGGACTTCACGGTTTCGCGGAGAGCCTTAGCCGGCTCCTCTTCCTTCGGCATCTCATCGGTGGGATCGGCCGCATCGGTCTCGGCCGCGGCCGGACTGAGCATGACCTCGTACTTGAGTTGCTCGGGCGCGAGCGGGTTGCCCTCGGCGTCGGTGACGACGACGCCTTCGAGATAGAGCATCTTCGCGTGCGCGAAGCGAGTCTCGCCGACCTGATCGGCGATGCTCTGGAGATCCTTCTGGACCTCCTCGAACTTCTTGAACTTCATGGGAGTGTGGTTCCGAATGTGCGATGGTGATGGACGCGAGCGCCATCCCACCGATTCGGCTTCCGCCACTCGTCCGGGCCCGGCGTTCCGATCATATCACGATGCGACCGGCCGCCTTCGCGATCTCCTCGCGAACGATCCGAGCCGCGTCGTCGCGACCGAACTTCGGCACCGACACGCGGACGACATGCTTCCGGTCGGCGATCGCCGGTACATCGACTCGACCGAACCTCGCCGCGGCCGTCTTCGAGATCAGTCCCTTCGAGACCGCGTAGATGAGCGCGTCCTGGTTGGCCGGCACGCTGACCGCGGAGACCTCGAGCAGTTTCCACTTCGAGAACACCTTGCGGACTTCCGGTCCGTACTTGTCCACGTCGCCTTTCGTCGCGACACGCGCGCCGCCGTCGAGCGGCATGAACCCAATGCTCACCGCCTTGACCACGCCGGCGGATACCAGGCCGCGGACGTAATCCGGGAACCAGTCGCCGACATAATCGGCAGGCCGCGGCGCCAACTCGAACTCGGCGACGATGGACGAGTCCTCGCGCTTGAGCGATATCGCCTTGCCGATCGGCTGGGACGGGTCGTGGTTCCAGAGGAGGACCGGGTTCCGCTCGTAGTCCTTCGCGTTCATCCCGGCCGGCACCATGACCTCGCCGTCACGATCGACGGAATCGGTCGATATCACGGCCTTGAACTTGCCGCCGACGATGGTGCCTTCGGCCTTGAAATCCTTGCGGTTCATTCTTCGCCTTCCAGTACGGGAATCAGGTCACAACGGCAGTTTGGGTGCAGCGGCGGACCGCTGACGTTCTCGAAGTCGATGACGAAGCGAGAACCGTCCGAGGCGGTCAGCGACTCGCCGACGTTGATGAACGTGTCGCTCATTCCCTTCGTCGCGCCGGCCGAGCCGATCGCCTCGCAGAACGGACACGGGTCGGGAGCGACGAGCCACTTCTTGCCAGTGACGACGCCGCTCTGCTTCCACGCTTCGACCTGTCCCTGCACGTAGCCGCGTGTCGACTCGGTGCGTGCGATGACGCGAGCGCGCTTCGAGTCAAATCCCTTGTCCTCGAGATCGGCCGCGAGTTCGTCGATCGTCTTGCCTTCCTCGAGTCCCTTGCCGAGCAAAGTCCGGACGCGGACCGTCGTCGAGTCGCCGACCTCATCGGCAAGCCGGGTCGTCGAGTTGTCCACCCACTTCTGGACCTCCGGGTTCACGAACTCGAATCCGACGCTGGGCATGAGTTCTCCGCGGCCGAACCGTTCGATCGCGTCCTCGATCCCGTCGTCGCCACGCTTGCCGCCGGCCTTGACCGCACGCTCGATGTACGGCAGCACCTCGGTCTTTATCTCGACCTTGAACTCGGCAGGAGCCAGCACGTCGACGGAACGGTCGACGAGTTCCTGCCCGGACAGGCCGGAAGTCCGCAGCGTCTTGACGACCTTACCGATCCGGTCGCGTCCCAGTTTGCCGAGCACGCGCTCAAGTTGCCGGATGATTCGCTCTTCCTCACGCGTGTAGCCGCCGGCCTTGATCCGGATGCCGGCGTCGCCGGCGAGCGCGTCGCTCTGCAGCGTGATCGTTCCGGCCTTGTGCTCGACGCCGCAGCCGCATCCCTTGGCCTTGCCCTCGCAATAGTCGATCGCGATCGCCACCGCCTGGTCTTGCGGATAGCCTTCGGCCATGAGCGTTCGGACCTTCTCGCTCACGCAGTCGTCCGCCTGCTTCGTGTCGTCGTCCTCGTCGTCGGCCCTGTCCATTCGCTCGACGGTCCGCTCGGCGAAGTCGCGACCGGCGTCGCCGCCCCACAAGAGCCAGGCGATGAACCCGGCGGACGGGTCGCTCGGGTCGTCCCAGCCGGGTCGCTTGTCGACCGCGTGCCGTGCGAAGTACGAGTTCATCCGGCGAACGGTGTCGGGCGACAAGACCTCGCGGTTCTTGAGTTGCGTCGCCCTTGCCACGCCGACCTCGGTTCCGCCGCGGTTGAACTCGGCCCGGAGCCGGAGGCCACGAGCGGCCTCGGCCGCCATCTCCTTGGTTGGCGTGAAGTCGATCTCCGCGTACCGGGCCGGCGCAGACTCCGCTACGGCCTTCGTGCCGTCCGCAGGCTCCGCTACCGGTCCGGGTTCCGCAGCGACCGTAGCCTCCGGAACCGGCTCGACGTCCTGCGGCCTGATCGTCGACTGGGCCGCGACCATCGAAGTCGCTTGAGCCGGCGTGAGTCCGACCGCGACGAGCAGCGCCTCTGCGGCCTGCGTCGCCAGCGATCCGGCCGTGACCGCGAGGAGGATGTCTTGGGCCGCCTGAATCTGAGCGCCGTTGAGCGGTGCCGCAGCCGGCGCCGCGGCCTGCGCCGCAGCCGGCGCGGCCGGTGCATCGGCGGCGTTCCCGCCAGGACCGGGAGCCGGAGCAACCGGTTCGGGTTCCTCGTCCGGCGTAAGCCCAAAGTCCATCACGGGAACGCCGCCGATGATCGGCACGTCTGCCTCTTCCACGTCGAGCGCTTCAAGGCCGCGCGCCTCGCGGACCTCGTTGATCGTCATTACTCCGGCCTGTATCAGCGTCTGATGTTCGGTCAGGTCAAGTTGCCGGTTCGCCGGCACCGGATCGTCGTAGGCGAGAACGGCATCGTCCTCGAGTCCGAACATCGGAAGCAGTTTCTGATTGAGCGTTTCCTCATCGAGCCGGAGCAGCGGCAGGATGGTCGACTCTCGCCACTGGGCGAACCCGGTTGTCGCGCTCGCGAGGTTCGGATCGTTCGCCTTCAGCATCGAGACCGGCACGCCGAACACGGCTGCGATCTCCTCGACGATCTCGTCGCGACCGCCGAGATCCTTCGGCGGGAACTGCATCGGCTTCAGGTCGACCTGGCCGGTGAGCGCGATGAACTTGCCGGCCTTGTCGGAACCGCGGAGCCGCTCGTTCACCATCCGCTCGAACTCTTCGATCGCCTCCTCGCTCGCGTCCGTGTTCTGGATCGTCGCGAGGTAGTCCGGCCTGGCCTTGTTCGCGGCCATCGCGGTATCCATCTCGTGGAACGCGGTGTTCAGGTCGATGACGCCCCAAGCGGCTTCGACCTTGCCGAGCCCGTAGTAGAGGTCCTCCGGGTTCGTCCGCTTGAAGTGCAGCACTTCTTCCGGCTTGAACATTACGCGGCTATTCGACTCGCGGCCGTACTTGTAGCCGGCGATGAATGTCGTCTCGCTCGGGATGATCTCGACCCACTGCGGCGGCATCGGCCAGAGTTGAGCCGGAACGCCGAGTTGGTTCCTGATCACGCGGATGTAGGCGTTCCCGGTCAACTCCTGCCAGAGCGTTCGGGTCGCCGCAAGGTCGAACCCGTTCATCGACGGGTTCACCTTGCGGAGCAGGTCGAGGACGGGATGCGACTCGGTGACTTCCTCGAAGTCGGCGCCGAAGTCGTGCATCTTCGTCAGTACCGTCCGGCTCGGCGAGCGACCGGTGTCGCCCATGAGGTACGACTTTTTGTCTCGCCCGACCTTGGCGGTCCGGTAGAGCCGCGTGCCTGCACGGTTCCTGACATAGAGCCGGAGCGGAACGCTCGACACGCCGAAGGCGTTGATGTTCGCGGCTGCGTAGACCCACGAACGGAACTGGCGGACGCCGGCGACCGCTGAGTAGAGCGGCCTTTGGCTCAGTCCCGAGCCGCCCGAGATCATGCCAAGCGATGCCTTGAAGTACTGGCTCCGCGCGTCTGCCGTAGGCGTGGCCTGCTTCCGGAACAGACT